CCGCCTGCTCCGACAAATGCGCGGGCGCGGAAAAGGTCAGCGGCGCCAGCGTGATCCCTGCTCCGGGCGCCTTCGTCACGATGGCGCCGTCCCTTGCTTCGCTCAGTGCTGCAAGGTTGCTGTTGGCGAGCAGCTGTACCGCCTCGGCGTGTGTTGCGACAGGCAGCGGGAGCATCCAGCGCGTCACGGATTTGCCGAGACGGTAAGAGTACACGCCTGCATCGGCCAGTACCTTCTCCAACTCCTCCCGCCCCTGGACATACGGCGTTTTGCCGCCGTCGCCAAACACGCTTTTTTCATACGTCGTCTTTCCCATCCGTTCAAACAGCGCAAAGGCCGTGAAAGAGGCGCGGATGCCGTCCACCTTCCAGCTGTCCAGATACCACGGGTGCGTCGGCACCCACTCCACACGGCCGTCCTCCAGCGTCTGCCCGTAGGACAGCGCAACGTCCTGCCCCTCCGCAAGAAAACGCTGCAGCGCCGTGCCGCCCTCCACAGAGAAGCGCCCTTCCTCGTTGTACAGCGTAAAGGACAGCGACGCCGTAGGCAGCGAGAGGGAAAGCGGCGAGGCCGTGTGCTTCTCGGCCAGTTCGATGATCTCATCGTTTCCGAACGTATAGCCCACGCCATACCGCAATTCGTTCAGCCGCGCACGGGTGTACGGCGTGCGCATCCTGTCGAATCTTATTTCCAGCGCGTCCACATCCTCCAGCAGGAACTCCCCGCGGTAATACGGCTCCAGCGCGTCCGTTACAACGAATGTGTCCGCAAGCGCGCCGGCCGTATAGGCCCGCACCGTGATCTGCGCGGGCACGCAGTCCCCAAAATCCAGCGTCAGGCCTGCCATGGAATGCACCGTACCAAACGCCGCGCTTACCACCGGAGGCGATGCAAAAACGCCGTCCGCGCCGCACAGCGCCGCGCTCACAAAGCCCTGCGCCGCAAGCTCCGCGCCGCTCTCCGGCAGCAGCCGCTGCGTGCCGTCCAGCCGCATGCGGTCCCCCTCAAAGGTTGCATAACTCACGCGCACCGGGCTTTCTCCGCCATCCAGCACCGAAGCGTCCGAGTACCATGTGCCCGGCGGTACCGTTACCGCGGCGTCCCCCGGTGCGCTGGCATCGAAAATGCCGAACTGCAGCCGCACATATCCCTGGTCGCGCACCTGCCGGCGCATCGCGTGCCGGTATGCCGCAGATACTGGATACATCCTTCCGCCTCCTTTTACACCTGGATCAGATTCGCCTTGACGCTTTTCCATGCACCCGGAAGCCACCGTGCGGCGTCGATACGGACGGGCGTACCGCTCCGGTCCCCCACATACATGTCCATGTATACGAAATCATTCACACGGGGGTCGAACACACGAAAGGTGTTGATGAACTTCCCGCCGCGCTTGCGGTCGAACAGGGAAAGCAGTGTTTGCATCTCCGACGGTGTCAGCATACCGAACGAGACCTCGATTTTGAGCTTGTCGTCGCCCACCACCTGCCCTATGAAATCGCCGTTCCCATTGCGTGCGCCGTCCACCATTGTGGAGATCGTAACGCCGCAGCTCCCGAGCTCAGGAGGCGGCAGAGCAATGCCGCCCGCTGTTTCGATCCATGCCAAATATACCGCCTCCTTATAACAATGCAGGGTTTCCCACAACGCGCCGTCCGCGCGCCTGCTTTCCCCGCTCGTAGCTTCGATAAATGGTGTCGTCCCCGATGGTGATGCTTTCGTCTTTTTCCAGCAGCGCCCGAAGAATTTCCAGCATCTGCCCCAGCAGCGCCAGCAGCTCCGCGCCGTTCAGCCCCCCTGCCATTCCGGCGGCGACGGCCTCCGCGATCTTGCTCTCCGGCGCCACGATCTCGCCCTCGCGCTTGTTGTCGCCGATAAGGGCAAGCTGCGGCGTATTGGCTGCCACATACCCGCCCTGTGCCAGGTGCGGGATCTGCGGCGGCGTTACCTGCGGCGAGATATCAAATCCGAGCTTTCCGGCCACACTGCTCACGGCCCGCAAAATCGCGTTGATGCCCGCACAGATGCCCGCTATCATGCCGTTCACGATGTCAATGATCCCGTTCACCGTATTCCGGATGGCGTTTTTGATGCCGTCCCATACTTTTACGACCGTGTTCTGCACCGCTTCCCAGGCGCCGTCCCAATCCCCACGGAATACTGCGGTGAAAAATTGCAGCAGCCCGCGGAATAGAGTGATGGCGATGTTTATACTGTCGCCGATGCGCTGCACAACGTACTTCACCACATTGACAACCCCCTCGAAGATCTTTTCCCAGTACGGCCCGAACACTTGAACGATCCAGTTGATAAAAGGCAGAAGCACCTCATTCCACCAGGTAAGGATGTACTGGATGATATCCGCTGCCATGCCCACAAAGTTATCCCACAGCGGTTTGAGCGTTTGGTCCCAAAGCTCCGTGCCTTTTTCAATGCAGTACTGCAGGAACGGCTTTACCGCGGTATCCCACAGGCTTTGAAGGATGGCCAATATCCAATTGAACGCCTCTACCACGCCGTCGCAGATCGGCTTTCCGTACTGCTCCCAGGTGGCTTTGATACCCTCCATCAGGCCGGTCCAGATATGCTTTACAAGGTTCAGCGCGGGGATCAATACACTGTTGACCGCATCCGTCACGATACCGCACGCCCACACAAAGAAATCAGCAAACATCTGCAGTTTCGCGCTGATCACATCGCCCGTAATGGGAGCGAACGCCTCGGAAAAGGCATTCGCCACGCTGGGCGCGAAATCCGTCAGCAGATAACTGCCCAGCGGTTTCAGCCCGGCGTCCCACAGGTTTTGTGCAGCGGCCTGCACCTGTGGCCACACTTCCACGGCCTTGCTTTGTATCTGATCCCATGCGGCGCTCCACGCGGCAATGGAAGGGGCCATAAGCTCTTTGAAACGCGCCCAAAACGCCTCCAAAGGCTTCATCAACCCGGTCATTTCCTCGCCGGTATCTGCGATTGCGGCGGAGGCCCCACCGCCACCGCCGCTCCCGCCCGGATCAACGACGTTCAGCTCGTCAATGCCGAGCGTGGCGTTTGCCCTTTTGGCAGCGCCGCCCGCCGCGCTGCTCACGCTTTGCAGTTTCTTGCCCGCGGCCTCCGCCTGCGCAAAGGTCTGCCCGAAAATCGAAGCGATAAAAGCGGCCACGGCGCGCGTGGCGTTCGCAAGCCCCTGCATCAGGGCTGTAAGAGCCGGGAGAACAGCGTCGAGAATGGGGGCAAACGCTGTGCGGAGATTGCTTTTGACACCCTCCAATGCTGTGCTGAACTCTTTGCTCTGCCCTGCTGCGCCGGACATCAGGCTTTTCATTGCCCGGAAAAACGCGTACAGCCCCGCCGTGAGGAAGGTCGCCTTCATGGTGCTGCCAACGGTTTTGAACAGGCCTCGGATGCCCTTTGTGGCTTTCTGCCACTGCTTCTCGCTCTCCCTTGCGGCCTGCGCCTGCGCCCGTTTTTCCGCCGCGGCGGCACGTTCAACAGCCGCAGCTTTTTTTGCTTCCGCCCGTTCCGCAGCGGCAACAGCCCGCTGCCGCGCACGCTCTTCCGCAGCGGCAACTTTTGCTTCGGCCGCCTCCTGTCTGGCCTTCGCACGTTCAGCCGCAGCTGCCTTTTTCTCTTCTGCCTGCTCGGCGGCTGCGGCAGCACGCAATCGCGCACGCTCTTCCGCTGCTGCGGCTTTCGCAGTGGCAGCCTCCTGCCTGGCCTTGGAGCGTTCTGCTTCCGCCGCCATTTTTTCCTGCGCGCGCTGCTGCGCCTGCGCGGCTTTCGCCGAAGCTGCCTCTGTCTCAATGCGCAAGGCCTCCTGTGCCTGAAGAAGCTTCTGGCTGACAGCCTCCTGCTGTGCGGCCAGAGCATTGAAAGCCTTGTCGTTCCCCAAGAATTGATCGGCCGCGCGCCCGGGGTCTTTCACCCCTTTGAACAGCCCTTTGGCGCTCTGCCGCATGCCGTCCATCTTACTGCCCAGGCTGTCAAACTGGCTTTCCAGCTCGCGCACCTTGACGCGCGCTTTCTCCAGTGTCTTGTTGTATCCCCCGCTGAAAGCACGCTGCATGGCGTCGCCGGAGGCTTTCCCGGCGGCCTCGAACCCCTTCTGCGCCTGTGCGGCTGCCTGGTTTGTGATATCCCGTATCTGCTGCGCCACTGTGCTGCGCACAACAAAGTCAAGATATACGCTGCCTACGCTTGTGCCCTCCGGCATATCACCCACCTCCAAACATCTTCGCCATCATGCGCTCCAGTGCATCCATTTCACTTCGCACCCCCGCCGCGCCCATGCGCATCACATCCCGCTTTGCGCGGAACGCCGCCCACTCGGTGCGCAGCTGTTTCTGCCATTGCGGCATACTGCGCACAAGGTTCGCGTCGCTCTCGCTGCGCACCGCCACCACGCGCCCCAGCGGCGTGTCATCCATCAGGCCGCCGACGAGCTTTACCCATTCGGGCCAGCCCAGCTCTCCCTGCGCAGCCGGCAGGATGCCGTACTGTTTGGCGATGCTCTGCTCGATCAGCACGGCGTCATAGTCCAGGTCATACCACTCGTCAGCCTTTTTCCGCTTGAAATCGGGCCTTGTCCGGTTCGTCCTCCTGCCCGGTCACTGCGTCCATCACAAGCTCAAACAGCCGCTGATAAGCCGGGAACGGCATGTCCATCCTGTCGATTTCAACCGCGTTTTTATCGCCCAGCGCAAGCTTCAGCGCCTCGTCGATGCGTTCGCCCATCGGCACACTTTCGTCATCCGCCAGCGCAAGGATCTTTTTCACGGTTTTCTGCCGGCTGTCTACCGGATACACCTTTTCACCGATGCGGAGCTCCGGCGTCTCGGTCAGCAGCTTGCCGTCCAGCGTGTACAATTTTCCCATGTCGTTTTCTCCTCTCATTTCAAAGAAAGCCCCCGCCCAAAAGAGCGGGGGCATATGCATATCAGGCGCCGGCAGCGGGGGTAAACGTCGGCTTGCCGTTGGACATTACGTCAAATTCCAATCCCGCAACATTGCGGCTCTCGCCGCCGCCCGGGTTGGTCACGCTCAGCACACAGGGGAAAGCCAGCTTCGCACCGCTGGGGAACTCCCATTCGAAATGCGCTTCGCAGTCGGAACCTGTTCCCCAGGCACTGGCCTCGACAAAATCGTTGCCCGGGTCTCCGATGCAGCGTTTGCCGGACAGGCTGATGGTCAGGGCCTTGCCCGTCACCATCCGTTTCAGCCATCCCTCCTGCTCCATCGGGCTCCATTCCTCCACATTTCCGTCGATGGATACACTGAAGTTTTCCATCTCGGCAATGGTGTTCAGGCTTTCGGCAGAGGTGCCGATCTTAAATTTGTTTTCAAATACGGGATATACGCCCGTCTTTGCCGCCATACTCTCACTCCTTCATATAAGTCATTTTCAGGTTTATCACGAACTCGCACACGCCCCGGTCGTCCTTTCCCACAGGCACGGGCCCGGCGCCGGGCTCCACAGCGCACACGGTGCAGCCGTCCATGTCGAAGGCCCCGCGGGCATAAAACAAAGCGTATACCGCATCGGCTTTGGCCTGTGCGGACCGCATGTTCCTGCCCCAATGCACCAGCACCGTGGCATAAAACTCGCCGGCGCGGGTCTGTTCTGCTCCACCCAGGCACACGCGCTGCGCAGCCGGCGGTTTCCCGGGATATACGCCGATGTATTTCTCCGTATTCCCGTCGATGCCGCCCAACTGGATGCCCTCGCCCACGTCGGTATTCGCTTTGATGTAGTTTTTCAACCTTTCCAGCATCATGGTATTTTCTCCTTCATCCGCGCCGCAAAAGTGTCGGGGATAAATCTTTCTTTCGCCCCGCCCGCTTCATAAGGCCCGTACCAGGCGGCCCCGGCGTTTGGGTTCTTCCCGCGCTGGAAATTGTACTCAGGATGAAAATACAGCCGCCGGGCCTGCGGGCCGTCCGTCTGGAGCACCGTATGGCTTTCGTCCGCCGCGTCAAACTGCTCCGTGTGCAGGCTGCCCTGCATCGCGCCTGTGTCAAACGGCATTGTCTGGCTGCTCACAAGGTCGGTCTTTACCGCTTCCACCGTCTCCAGCGCCGCGGCCTTCGCCGCCCCGTCCAGCCGGTCCAGCGCCGCCTCATCCAGCTTGATCTCGACCATACTACATCAGCTCCAAACGGGTATAGTTCACCGTGCCGTCCGGGTTGCGCGCACGGTCTGCCGCGTGAATGGTAAGCCGTGCGCCCAGCACGTCAGCCCATCCGGTCAAATGCACAAGTTCCGGCGCAATATCGCCCGGGAAAAGCGCGGACGCCGTGTATCGTACAGCCTGGCGCCGCTCGTCCACGCTCCATCCGCCTTTGCCGTTGTAATTGCACATTGTTTCCACCACCACAGCCACCCTCGGCGCACCGTCCTCGTCGTTTCCGTTTGTCAGCGTTACGGCAATCGGCACCCTGCACACCGCCGGCGGCACAAGCTCCGGCCACTTCATTGCTGCTGCACCCCCAAAAACGTAAGCCCCGTCTGGCGCAGCAGGCTCATCACATGAGCGGGCGCTTTCACGCCGCCGCGCTCCACGATGCCCGCACCGTCAAACTGCATGGCCACGCCGTTGATGCTGTAAGAGGAAAACGGGCTCGCCAGCAGCTCGGCATATACAGACCGGAACTCCGCCTGTTCGCACACGGCGCGCTTCACCAGCTCCTGCTGAAACGCCGTCAGGCGGTCGAATCCCACCGCGACGATACGGTCAAAGGTCAGCCCGTCGATGTCACGGCTGGCAGCGTCCAACGCTGCGTCCTGCTCCTCCGGCGGCACTGTGCCGCCCGGGCAATATTTTGCGTAATCCTCGCTGCTGGCGTATTGCATCCGTTATTCCTCCTTTGAAGCTTTGCCTTTGCGGGTCTTTGCCGGCTCCGGTTCAGACTCCGGCTCCGGTTTAGGCTCAGGCTCCGGCTCTGGTTCAGGTGTACAAATTACCCACATCGGGTCGCGCGCCAGCATCGCGGCCACGCTCTCCTGCGCAGGCTGGAGCAGCACGCCGGTGCTCCGGTTCACATACTTCTCCATGCGGTCCACCCCCCTCTCTTACGCCGTGGTGGACGTCTGCAGTTTGAAGATCAGGTCCGGCGTCAGCGCCTTGGTGCCGTAGTCATAGAACAGGCTTACGGCGTAATCGTTGGACAGCTGAATTTTTTCCGGGTCGCCGTACTGGTTCACCACAACGGGCTGTGCCACAGCGCCGCGCACCATCAGCAGCGCGTCGGTCACAGTGGTCTTTGTTTTGGTTTCCTCCACCGTTTCGGTGGTCACGGGCATGCGTGTGCAGCTGTATACGCGCACACCGTGGTACATCCCGAACTCCTCACCGGCCGTATCCACATTGGGATTGCTCTGCGTGTCCAGGAACGTGCGCAGCAGGCCGTACTTGGCCGGCGTCAGCACAAGGTCCATCATGCTGCGGTCCACGCCGTCCACATAGTCGTTGTGCACGGTTTCCAGGGTCTGGATCATGCTCTCTACAATTTCCTGAATGGCCGTAACGCCGCTGGCCGGAGAAAAAGCCGTTCCATCTGCTGCCGCCTGTGCGAAAAATGCACGGTCAAGCTCCGCGCTCATGCTCACCACATGATTGTCGGCCCGGCGCTGCATGACGCCCGCCACGCCAAATGTGTCAAGGTCGAATTTCGCAACCTCTTCCACGATCTCCTTGTGCTGGTTCAGGTTCACCGTGGTGGGCGGAGCGGTCACCTTATCGCCCTTGGCTGCCGCGCGTGCGGTGCCGTAGGCCTTGGACGCGCTGTTCACAAAGCGCTTGAACTCCACGCTGCCGGCGGCGGGGTTCCCCGTGTACAGCTGGCTTTTCAGCGTGGTGGAAAGCGTGCTTTTCTGCACGTTCTCAATGACGCGGCCGTAAATCTCGGCCAAAGTCGCCGGGGTGCTGGCGCCTGCCAGCAGGCTGATTGCATTTGTTCTTGCCATAACTTCAAATCATCCTTTCGCTTACAAAATCACCGTGCCCGTAGGCAGGGCACGCCTGCCCGCGCCGTCTTTTCCGTCGGCGCCGGTCGTATCCACCCCAACCTTGAACCCGTTCTTCGCGGTTTCCTTCTTCTGGGGCTTCCATTCCGGATGGCGCTTGAGAACTTCTTTCAAAGCGTCACGCACGCCCTCCTCATCCGCCTCACCGGCCTTTTCGGCCTGCATCACAGCGAGGCAGACGGCGTCCTCCACCGCGCCGGGGACGATCCCCTCCCGATAAGCGTCCAGCTGCGCCCGGGCAATCAGCAGTTCGCGGTCCTTTTCCGCCAGAGCCGCAGCGTCCACGCCTGGCTGCGCGCTCTGTGCCTCAGGCTGTGCCGCACTGCCTTCCGCCGCCGGAGCGCCGGATGCCTGTGTTCCCAGCGAAGCTTTTGCCAGCTTTTTTCGCTCCCGCGCCAGCCGTTTCTCAATCAGTGCATCCAGTTCCTCCTGTGTTTTGGGCAGGCCGCTGTCCTGCTCGGCCGCAGGCTGCTGGCTGCTCTCCTCGGCAGCCGCAGGCTGCTGGACAGCCTTGTTTTCATCGTCCTTGTTCATGGCTTTTTCCCTCCGTTTATAGCCTGTCGGCTTATTTCCGCCGGGTGCTTTTTATGCCGTCACCGCGTTTTGGGCATAACAAAAGGCCCACCCCTGAGGGTGGACCTTGTGCTATTGAATTTTGGCATGAAAAAACCACCGCCTCGTGGGTGGTGGTTTAGTCTCAGCGCTTCCCTATGAGGGAGCGGCCTTAGCTCTTGATAATGAATTGGTTAAGCTCACGAAGTGTCATATCCAGAGGCTCAATGCCTTTTTCCTTACAGAACTTCGCAATAGCTCTCAAATCATAGTGAATGTCACTGGGATGTGGATCCACATATCCACCTGCTTTCTCAGCAGCTTCCTCTAAAGCATCCCAATCCTTGCGTTCCTGCTCAGTCATGCCGTTCAAACCTCCTCCAGCGAATATTTTTCGATTAATTTAAAAGCGCTCTCCTCGTCCACATACATACGGTATTGATGCGGGCGTCCAAGCAAACGGGCGTTCAGAAGATTTTCATAATGGTGAACTAATTCAATGTTTTTGGCGTCGAGAAAGAAAAAGCAAGAATGCCCCAAATCGTACGACCGCCTCGCTGCAATCGCGAATAGATGACCGCCAACACCGGCATATTTTTTATTATGCCCAAGATTCTGCGGCGAGCTTTCCGCGAGATTGACGTAAACCGCGCTATCGTGTGGCATGTCGCTGATTGCAATCAAGCCCTGAATTTCCTCGTCTCCAGCCAGCGTTAATTTGTAAATTTCGCACCCATTCAAATCCGACGCTGTCCAGTCGAATTTCCAGCCTTTCAGCCCCGCTAAATCATCGGCAGATGCCAACGAATAAGCAGTTTCCAGAATTTCACCTGTCCGCGCATCCTCAAGGCATGGCGTAAACTTATCAATTTCTATGTCCACACCATCACCCCGTGAATTTATTATACCATTTTTTGAAGCAGAAGTAAATGAACCTGTCCCATCATACCGCTCTCTCCAGTAATCCCGCCGCAGAACGTCCCCGTGTTCGTCCACGAACTCGCGCACATCCTTCTGCGCGGCCCGCACGGCCCGGCGGTATCCGGCCGCCTTTTCCGGCTCCAGCGTGCCTTCTGCCAGCCGCTTGTATTTGCGCACCCGGCGCTCCAGCTCCCGCTGCCTTGCCTCCAGCCTCGCCGTGCGTTCCACCGCGGCCCTGTCCATTGGTTCGGGCCTCACGCTCACGCCCTCTACCCATGTTGTCAAATGGTGGCGGCAGTTGGGGTGGAACAGCCCGGCCCGCACCGCCACGCTCAGCAGCGGATAGCTGCGGCCGTTTCGGCTGTACCCATATGTGCCGCCGAAGTTCCTGCCGCCGCCACGGTATGGCTGCCACACGTCGTCGATGTATACGAGCCCCTGCCAGGGCAGGCATGTCTCACTGCATCCGCCGTACTGGCTCACCAGCACCGTGTCGATGTTCATGCGTTCGCGCAGCTGCGCCTCGCCCAACAGCATGGCCCGGGTGCTGTTCGTCCGCAGCGCCATTTCAGCATAGGACGCAATGTTCACCATCCGGCCGTTCTTGTACCGCACGCAGTTGATGCCCTGCGCCAGAAAATCCTTTGTTGCAAGGTCCGTGGCCTGCTGCACCGTCATGCCGCCCGCATCCAGCGCCGCAGCTGCACGCAGGATCGTTTTGCGGTACACATCGTCCATATACCGCAGCGCCGCGCGCTCCACCCTGGCCTCGCTGTGCGCGATCCCGTCGATCAGCGCATCCAGCTTGCGGGCATTGACGCCGAAAAAAGCACCGGCGCTGCCGTCCGCCTCCGCAAACTGCCGGCGCATCAACGCGCGTGTCTCCGCATCGATCTGGTCGGAATATTCAGCCATGATCGACTTGTTTTCACGCCGGAACCGCTGCAGGCTGTGCAGCTTCTCGGCCTGCCATGCGGGCCAGTCGAAACCCTCGTCCTTTTCCTCGGCTTTATGCCGCGCAAGGTTGCGTTTGAGAGATGCAATCAGCCGAAGCTCCAGGTCCTCAAACAGTGCGGCGATCTCCCGGGCCGTCATACGGCGTCATTGCCCGGAATATCCGTATCCTGCCCGGCCGGCAGGCTTTCCACGATACCGGGTTCAGGTGTATCCTCGATGCCGCGTTCGGTCAGGATGCGCTGCACCTCCGCTCGCTTCCAAGCGTCGTCCTTGCTCGCCCCCCAAAGCTCGTCCACCTGCGCCTCCACGCTCATCACGCTGGCAGTGGCCGCACTGGCAATGGTCTGCACACGGCTGTCAAAGTCCGGTGCGCCGTATTCGCCGAAGGTCACCTTCGGCTCATATGCACCCGCCTGGTTTGAGTGCATCAGGTCATACGTCATCAGCATGGAGCACACCACCTGCGGAAGCACCTTTTCCAGCGCATCCGTAATGGCATTTCGTGTCATGCCTGTAATATCTTTCTTTTCGCGCTGCGCCTCGGCGCTGCTCATTTTTCCGACGTCGATTCCAAGCGTGGCCGGGCTCACAATCCCTTGCAGACACATATTCAGCGTGGCGGCATAGCTTTCCACAAACGCATCATAACGGATCTCGGGTTGCACGGTGTCGATCTGTGCCGTGGCGTTTTCCTTGTTTGAACTTTGCACCTGTATAAAGTTTGTGCCGAAGCTGTTCACGCTGCGTAGCTTCCCGGTTTCCGGGTCGCGGGGGATCATGTCCTCGGGGATATAATTCTTCACGCGCCCATGCCTCACCGCGTCGATCCACTGGCTTATTACTTCGTCATGCGCGTCAAAGGCGTCGGTCTTGCCGTCAAACACGCTGCGCCCGCGCCCCGGGTACCGCTGGCTTTTGAACACACACAAGGGTACGGCCAAAGGAAAAGCAGCGTCATAATGCACCGGCTTGTAGGCGGAAAGCTCCGGCACGCGCCCCAACGGCACAACCTTCTCGCCCTCCAAAAGTTCATAGCGGATGCTTCCGGGCTCGTAAATCTCCCGCAGCTCATATTCTGCCCCGCCCTCGTGATACAGGCTCTTGAATACCACACCCGTTATACGGCCGTGCCTCCGGATAAAGTCTACCCGGTCTCCCGTCCAGAACTCAAGCAGCGGATACTCGCTCACATGCGGATCTGTGCTGATCTTAAAAGCCCCGTCACCAATGGCCAGCACGCCGGATACTGCGTCGCCTATAATTTCTTCCCAGCCGCAATCCCTCGCGATGTCCGGCCATACACCGGCGCCGTCCGGACTTTCAAAGTCCACATCATTGAGGTCGCTTTTGACTAAGTATGCCAGCGTGTCCACCAATATGGCCGGGATGCCGCTGTGCGCCTTGCGCACGTCGCTCGTGGCCGGCGCAGCGGCCCAAAACCGGGCACATCCAACCGCGTCCTGCCCCAAGGCCTTGAACAGCTGCTCGATTTCGCTCGCGTCCCCACGATACCACACACGGTTTCGCATACAGTTCACGTCAAAGCTCGCGGTCTCCCTTATCGTGATGTTCTGGCCTGTTGCCGGCTGGATCTGCAGCCAATGCCGTATCATGTCGCGCACCCTCTCTCCAATCTTCACGCTGTTCCTCCTATCCGGTCCTTGAACGGGAGCCACGCATACTGTCCGCTGTTGATGCAATGGTCGTTCCCGTCTTCCGGCTCGTATTTGTCCTCTTTCCAGCTGTACACGTTGAGCTCATCAATAAGCGGCCGGCACGCTTCGCGCACCAGCAGATAATATCCCTGCGCCATCCATCCGGCCTGCAGGTTGATGCGGTCGATAATCTTCGTCTTCTTCCAGGCGTCCAGATAATTGTACACACTGCCATGCAGCTGCTTGTACTTCCGGCACTCCAGCAGAGTGGCCTGGTCGGCGCTGTCTATAAAAGCGTCGCGCGCAAATCCCCACCGGCTCCGGTTCGCCTCCAGGAATTGTTCAAACAGCGGCGGGATGTCGCTTGGCGTCAGCGGGCGGGACAAGTCGCGGTTGTTGTACACGCGCACGTCCAGCCCCACCAGGCGCCGGCATGTGGTAACGCCCCAGAAGGTAAACGCAAACGTGTCCGCCGAGTTCTGGCTGTAAGCCGTATCAAGCCCCGCTGTAAACAGCAGATACTTAAATTGCCGCGCCTGCTGCACCGTGATAAGGCTTTTGTCCTCTAAGTTGAACACCAGCCCTGTGGCCCGCCCGCGCAGGCCAAGAATCTTGTTTTTATACAGCTTTGTGCCGGGAGGGACCATGCTGATGATCTTCTCGACTTTATCTGTGGAAAGCCCGGCATTGTGCTCAAAAGAAAAGAACCAGTGCACCCATCCCTGCTTGGGTTCACGGTTCAAAAGCTCCAATATTTCACGCGGCGTGTCGTTCTCCCATTCCGGCATAGGCCGGCTGTGGTTGATGTATTCCTCGTACACGGGCAGGCCCGGGTCGTCCGGGTTCAATGTAGCCAGCAGATAGTCGCAGCGCATGGACGCCTCCCGCACAAAATCCATGTCCGCAATGTTTATTTCGTCAATATACAAACATCCGTACTGTCCGCCCAACGCCTTTTTCCAGCGCGCCTTGTCCGCGTAGCCAAGCACATAAATCTTCTTGTCCTCGTCCGTGGTATGGAGTATCAAATGCGCCATACGGTCGTCGCCGCGTCCGCTGGGCCAATACTCCACCAATCCGCCGAAGTCATCCAGGATGCCAAGTTCCTTTGTGATAATGTTCTTTTCGATGGTCCCCTGATCCAGGCCGCTCAAAACATGGATGCGCTTCTCGCTCTCCGCACACCGGAGAATAAATTTGAACAGCCCCACGGTCGTTTTGCCTGCGGCCGTCGTGCCTTCCAGAAACTCCACCGGCGCCGTGCAGCGCAGGAATGCCTTATACTTCTCCGAGAGGATCAGGTCAGCCATCCGGCGGCCCGCCTCTCAGCTGCGCGAGGATGCCGTCCAGTTTGCCTGTGTCCACCTTCGCGGCCACTTTCAGCCGATCCTCGAACATGCCCAAATGCTTGCCCAATAGCTCAAGAGCACGCAGCGCGCCCTTGCTGTCGAATGTGTATTCCCCTATAGACTCGCCGGTCATATCAAGTACAGGCACAGGCTTCGAACATCTTTCAAGCGTATCCAGTAGCCTCAGCACAACAAAGTCTGTCGATACCGCCAATCGTTCCACCTGTTCGCGCTGCAGCTCTCGTACGCGCGCAAGAACCTCGGCATTTCTCAGCATCCGACTAGCCTGATTTGCCGCGTTTTTCTCGCTATACCCAGCCCGGATAGCAGCTTGCGTACCGTTGTAGTCGACAGCGTATTCAGCGCAGAAGTGTTCTTGCTTTGCGGTCATTGGACCACCCTCTTTTCTACAAATGTATGATATAATGACAATGAGGTGAGATGCATGTTTTTTAATGAAGTTACCGCACACGAGATATATAAAACGATATACTCTTGGCTTTGTAGCCAAACACCAGGTGAATATCAGACAAAATCCTCGTTAAAAAATTATAGCAACAAAATTTGTATGCCTATTATAAAACAAGTTCAGCAAATAAGAGCCTTTGAGCAAATCACTGAAACACAGGAGGAATTTCTTTCTGAGGTGTTGTACACAGGTCTCATATTCCGAATCCAACAATACTACAAACGAAGGGTCGCCCATGTTTGCCCCTTGCCTTTTTATCAGTCTTGGTCTAAGAGCTTAGAAGGGCTTCAACAGGTGTCAAACCTATCTGGAGACGTTATTCTTTTAGAAGGTCACGCTACTGATGCCATTGATGTGTTCGGACTACTTCATTTCTTTTGCAAGAATCGTTTGTTAAACGGTATCCCATCGCATATGCCGATTGAAAATCTCTTGCGGTACGAGCAAGAGCAAGAAGTCCTTTATCCCATCCAAAAAGAAAATATAATCAACATAAGCGTTGCAAATCACTCAAATCTTAGTGGCAAACAAATACCTTTGCCACAAGACAAATGGTTTCGCAATTCATTGCGTTAATTGGACGATTCTCCCCAAGACTGTACGGTAACACGTCTAGTCAATCTCCAAATCGACGAAATTGTGCCCTACATTACCGAGCATAAGGAAAAAGCGCACCGGTTTCCCGATGCACTTTCTCGATTTTAAGTATAGCACACTATTTCGGGACATTCAGGACATTCGTGACACAAAATTAAAATTGTGAAAAATATCTTCCCACGCTCTTTTTTATGGCGTCTTCGCTGCGTCCTAATTCAGCAGCCACTTCTTCCCAGCTCCAGCCGTCAAAGCTCCTGCGGCTGATTGCCACACGCACCTCGGGATCTGTGATATCCTCTATCTCGATCAGTGCCCTGCCGTACAGCCGGTCGTATTCATCGTTGAGCTTTTTCAGTCTTTCCTGCATGGCCAAAACGTCGGCATCGGTTTTCACCCCGCGGATAATGACCGTATGCTTTGTGTACGGAAAGTTTTCCGCACTGCCATGCACCGCGTCCTGCGCAATGGTATCTTTCCGCCGGAGCAGTTTTTCAATCCGGCTTTCCCGGGCTTTTATGTCAGCAGGCAAGGCCCACAGTTTTTTGTACTCCTTGAATGTCACCCGAACACCTCCCGATAACAAATTCCGCAGACAACAGGGTCCTCCTTGTTCATTCGCCATTGACAGTGTTCGCACGGACGCTTTTCGCGCTGTACGCCAGCGCCCGGTGGCCGATACCGCACAAGCTTATGTATCATTGCTTCGATCTGCTTATCCTTCCCGCTGCTTGCCAATGGCCGTTCCACGCATGCGGTCACGTTTGCAACGCTGGAAGCTGAATATCCTGTCGCCTTGGCGATATAGTCCAGCGTAAAGCCAAGCCTGCGCATTCGGCACATTTCGTTTTTATCGGCCTCGTTTATCATCGTCCATCCCCCGCGGCAATGCAGGCCAGCGTGACCACAACCGCCAGTGCGACGGCCAAGACCGCCAGATTTATCAAGATTTGCATGGGTCATCCTTCTTTCGCATCGTTTTGTATACCATAGCAATTCCATCAATATCTTCATCCGTTAAGATGCATGAAAATTCTGCAAGCTCCATGCACTTAGCCACCCAGAGCGAGACACGGTCTGTGGATTTCAGGTCTGCATAAATCTGCCGTTCAAATTCACTCATGCTGTACGCCCTCCTTCGGCATTTCCCAATCCGATGGAATTTTTGCTTGCAACGTACAATCACCGTTTTCATCTGCAAATCGGCATAAACCGCAATTTGTTTGTTTGTTGCAATATCCTGCAATAATCTTTGCTGCACTTTCAGCCCTTATCGTTTTCAGAAAAAACATTTTGCTTACCCTCCTTTTCACGGCAAACCACAAATTCGCACTGTCCATCAAGCGGGCAGCCCGCACACCTGTCATCGTTCAACGGGTATCCCTGAATATCGCAGTCGTCGTCCATCATGTCTAACCTATCGGCATAGTCCATTATCGCTCCTCCTCTGCTGGCTGCTGGAGCCAGTCCAGTGTATCCATTAAATTGTTATTTTTGTCCAGAGCTACGCTAGAATCGTTATATCCAGCCGCTTCACACCTGTCGATAAAATCCGCCAGTTCATTATCGTCCATAGCCCGGATGCGGTCTGCGTTGGACATTTGCGCTTTATAATCAGGGCAAAGATAACATTCTGTGTTTTCTCCAAGTCTAGCATATTCAATACAGGTTTCTTTATTTACACAGTTACTCATACTTCCTCCTCCGCTGGCTGTTGTAGCCATTGCAATGTCAAATCCGGATATTCATAAAAATCATCATCAAGTTTTGTCGCAAGAAACTTCGCAAGCTCATCATCGCTCATTTCCCGGATGCGGTCGGCGTTGGTGATAATCTCCGGGTCGGTTTCAACACCGTATGTACTTCTTAAAGCAGCACAACCCGAACCACGATACGTCACGGTGCATTTCGCAAACGCCGGGCAGTTCTTACAGCCTTTCACGTGTTTTCCTCCTTCGGCTTTGAACGGTAAGCAATCCATGTTTTTCCGTATTCATCGCCTCTCCCCGCAATTAACCGAGACAAATTATATGCATCCCTCCATCGTGAAGTGTAATCAATTGGAATTGTAGGTTTAAAATCCACATACAATGGTTTAATATCATTTGGATGTCCTTTTGTTATATGTTCCTTTACTTCCTCTAGCGTCAGCGGCTGCGGGTTCTCGCGCTCCGCCTTGTACCTGTCGCGCTCTGCGGCCACCAAAGTTTCGCCAATGTCCTGTAATTCGTACGATGTAATCGCAGTCCGAAAGTCTTCAGCGTGTATCACTAAATGATTCACACTTTCAGGCACAAACATCGACAGGGATATCACGGTTTTCTCTCTTACTTCTCCGAGCGTAACATCGTATAATTTATCCCCCACATCGCACGGCAGCACCACAAGCCGCCCCTCTTTCTCCGCCTGCGCCAGCTCGCGGAGGCGGTTAATAGGAATTTCATTGATGATTTCCAACCGCTGAGCGTTTTCAGTTCGCAAGGTCACGCCGCGCCCGTATGAATCTAAAATGCGCTCGATTTCCTCCGGCTCCAGCCCGGTGTCCTCATAGGCGGCGAGGCGGTCGAACGCCTTTGCAATAGGGCAGTCAGTACAACCATTTTCGCCTTGATTCCGACACACTTCTCTGCACTCTAAATTGTCTGCGCCTTTTACCTGCCAGCAATGTTTATTTCCGACGCAAAAATCATAAGTCAATCTCTCCATGTCAATCCTCCTCCCGGCGCTGGCCGTTGCTGCAAAAGTGTAAAGGGTGGTATTCGTATGTGTTTTGCTCTAAAATTGGGTTTCTGCCGATAAATTCAATTCTACAGATACACTCATCTTGGTATTTACACTCCCGACAGTAGCACGCGCCAGCAGCGTGCACCGGGTCAACGGAAGGCAGTTTGTTTGCCTGCGCAATCGCACTATCGTATCCAGCACATTTATCTGGAATGTTACCATTCAAGCGACGTTTGAATTTCAGGCGCTCAATCAGCGCATCAGCGTCAATCAGCCTTGCCATTGTCATCCCTCCGGTTCCATGCTTCTTGTGCTTCGAGGTACTCAGAATCATTTTTGTGATATTTTGTGCTGTATAACACCCTATTTGAACGAGCATCACAGTTTGTACAGCGCACATATACAGCATCGCACCAATGGAATTTAGTTTTTACTTGTTTCCTTACAAATTCAGCTTTTCCCCCGCAGAAAGGGCACGGCTTTAAGTCAGTCATTGTCATTCCCTCCGTCTACCAGATACAGGTCTGCATACTGTTTGTTTAATCCAACAGAACAAAGCTCCCCAAACTCATCTGAGATGACGGCCACAATTGCCTTGTCAAGTTCTCCACATGTTACTTTCGCTTGCAACGTTTCAAACGGAAGTAATCCGTCAGTGCTTTCGTCAACATTGAAATTCAACTCAATGGTAGCGACATATTTCCCTTTAATCATTGTCATTCCCTCCGTCCATCTTGGCGCCGCAGTTGGGGCAGTAGTTTGGCATTTCATTATTGCTTGCCCTGTAAGGCTCTATTGCACAACACTCACAATAAGGTTTTCCCAATATCCACTTCCACCGCCCATGCACAACAGGTCTTGCGTCTACGGCGGGCTGTCGTTTCACATATCTGGAAAGAGTATCAGCTACCACTGCGCCCATCCCGCCGTTCTCTTTAGCTGCCTTTATATCTTCCAGCAGCGCCTTTCGGCTTATCAAATCGTCCATTACTACTGCCTCCATCTAAATAGTCAAATGTAATCCTCAAACTTCGTGCAGCTTTTAAAAATGATCTTGTTATTACACCACCGCTGCAACCGTCGAATTTCTTTTGGCGCATTGGGCTTGTTATAAACCATCACATATGGGTCATATCCCATATTGCGAAGTGTATAAATGCGGTACAAATTTTCATCCATTGTGCTTTCAAAATTTGTTAAAACATAAACCATGCCTATGTTTGTTTTACGTCGGAAACCTTTGGCAAACTCCGCAAATTTATCTTCTAAATCATCTTGTGGATTATCCCATGCGAAATGCAACGTGCGAAGCCTCATATGATTTATATCTTCAATGTCATAACTGTTAAGCAGCCTGATATCAAGGCCTTGCGTAAAATCCAGTATCGCATCGGTTTTAATATACTGACGCATCAATTCTCTTTTTTGAGGGCAAGCCGTTATATTCGGGTCTAAAATTCTAATTTCTTTTTGTCCGCTCCAAAAATCAGAAACATCCTCAACCTTCTTAGTGCACCTTCCCTCTTTTGAGGCTACGTGGCAAAAGGTGCATCCTCGTGGACATCCCCTGCTTGTCATGCTGACAGCAAAGCTGTATTGCGGATAAAGGCTGTAGTCTGGAAAGCATCGTTCGACCTCTTTCGGCAAGTCCACATCTTTGCTTTTGTCAAAGACCTCTTTTCCATTTTGGGTATTGATCGCATATCCTGTTCCTCCTTTTATCACTTTATTAGCATTAAACGGTTCTGACATATCCGGACTGTATGTCCCTAAAAAAATCTTGCTCATGTAAACAATGTCATAATGGATAAAATCGCTCCACCACCATTCCACAAGGTCGCCTTTTGATTTGTGGTATGCGGATATCCGCATCAGAGCAAGGTTAGGAAAGTTGTGCCCATCAACATCAATCAGTCCAATCCTCATTTTTTCTCCAATCACATCGGCTCTACGCCCATCTTTTCATATGCAACCGCTATAGCGTGCCGCATCTCATCTGTAAACGTATCTCTTCCGCCCTGTGCAAGGATCTCAAGCAGCTCCGTGCGCATCCGCGTATAAAACGCTCCAACCTCTCGCTCGTCAAGTTCAAACTCTATCGCGGCGTTGTAATGCGCCAGCGCCATGGCTTCGCACACAGCGTCGATTCCTTCACGGATCCCGTTGTTTTTCGCACGGGCAAGCGTAAGCGCAAGATTTTTGCTCAATGTTTTTCGGCCTCCCATTCCCGATAAATCTCCATGTAGTCGTCCAGCCGCATTGTAACCATCCACTGGCAGTTATTTCGTCGGTGCATCACTACGGGGAGCATCCCGTCCGGTGCGTCATGCTCGGCCTGTGACATAGCGGCGTACAGGTCAAGCCTTTCCACACGCTTGCACTCGATGTGCAGCCCTGGCAGGCCTACAACGTCGGCATCGCCATTCGCACCGCAATACTGCTGCCCTCGTCTGGCATCATATCCATGCCGCCGAAGCTCTCCGGCCAGCTCTCGCTCTCCGCGTTTCCCTTTATCACGGCTGTTCATGGCTCCTCCTTAAATACCACTTCGGTAAACTGCTGGTGCAGCCCGTTAAAGTTCATCGGGATATCACCGGTCCGTCCCTCTTTGTTCTTTGCGATGATTACTGTATATTCCCGCTTATCGTCATCCTTGTGCAACAATAATATCTCGTCTGCATCCTGTTCTATCTGGCCGCTTTCCCTCAAATCTTCCATGCTTGGCATCTGTCCCGCCCCACCACGGTTGAGCTGAGATAGAGCGATCACAAGCATGTTTGTGGATTGTGCCCAATCGTGCATCGCAAGAGACGCATTTGTTACCTTTTCGTACCGTGTCTTTCCGTCGCTCTTTACAAGCCCGAGATAATCCACCATTGCAACATCCGCTTTCCTGCGCAAAGCCTCGGAACGCATCCACGCCACGCCTTTCCCACTTGCCGGAACGATTTCAATCGGCAACGCCGCCAGTTCATCCATCAAGTTCAAATCAACGGTTTTCATGTCAAGCGTTCTGCGCTTCACATCGTCGAAATCGAGACCGCACCAGTTCGTTGCCATTCGGTTTACCAGCTTATCCGGACGCGTTTCCAAACTAAAATATACGACCTTGTACTTGTTCTTTGCGAAATTCAATGCCAGCGCCAATGAAAACGCCGTCTTTCCCGCGCTCGGCCTTCCTCCGATGATGACGAAATCGCTTCGGCTCATATAGGAGTATTTATCCAGCCTCGAAAACCCCGTTTTGAAATACTCCTGCTCTCCTTCCGACTGCTGACGCAGGAAATCGAGTACCCCGTTCATCATGGAAACCCCTTCGCTCTCCGCTGTTCCGTTCAGCAAGCGAATCAGATCATCTGCTTTTTCTCTAGTTTCTTCCACTGTAAGGCCTTCAGACGCGATGGAAAGCCCAATGCTCTGTGCCCTCGTTAAAACTGCATTGTCCTTCACGGTTTTGCAGTAAGATTCATATGCGGAATACGATACAGGCGCTTCACAGCATCGCAGCACAAGGTCTTGTTTTTCAGGTAATCCGCAAACTGTAACAGTGTCGATTCTTCCAACGCGCTGCCATAATTGGTGCAATTCTTCAAACAGTTCCGCAAGGTCAAGGTCCGTAAAATCGGATTTATCCAACATACCGAATACCTCTCCCGGGCAATTCTGGTTCTGTATGAGGCATCCAATCACCGCGACTTCCGCACTATTCAAGTACCGTACGCCTCTCTTTCTTTTCCGTGCAATTCCTTCTCTCCCACGTCCTTACAGCGGCACGCCAATCTTTCATCCGGACTTTTCCAAGCATCCATCCGCGGGCTTCGTGGTAGTCATAAAATGCCGATGCATCAATTCCGTTTTTTCGATCTGCACAATATGATGCAATCTCTTCCACAGACGGCTTTTTGAAGCTGCCGTATGTGTTCGCAGATGCACTCTCAGTCGTAACAGATTTCGATGCGTGTGCGTCACTCTCTTTTTTATTATTTTTTTTATATATATGTATGTCGTGACCTTTTGTCACAACCAGTTGTGACCTTTTGTCACATCTAGTCGTTTCGATTTCATCAAAAACCGCATTTAATTCATGCACATTCAAGTGGTAAAAAAGTCTGCTTGGCACGCCCATGCGTTTGCTTTCAATCACGTTTCGGTCAATCAGGGCCTGTAGCGCGGAGCGCTGCTGCTTTGCTGTAAGCCCGGTATCACATTCGATGTCATCACGGCTCACGCAAAACCAGCCGTCGTGTTCCACCAAAAAACCGGAATCAAATGCGTATTGATACCGCGCACACAATTCTCCAACCATGACCGCTTCATTCACGCCAAGAACACGGGCAAGTGCCTTGTTGTACATGATGTATCCAGTGTTGGAAAGTAATTCTACCGCGAGATTCATTTTTTATCCTTTCAATCCGTAACGCCTGCAAAGCCTGTCATCCAGTGTTACAGGCAATAGGTGGTACTTCTTCAAAAACGTATCACGTCCCAACGTGTGTGCCTCCATATGCTTTTCGTGCGAAAGCGGAAGCACACGCATTCCTTTGTGCACAATTTCTTCCCTGTCTCTCCCGGCACCAACCGCATTAATGTGATGCAGTTCACAGGTCCGTCCAGTTAAACAGCACTTTTTATTCATCAGACAAGCATATACATACCGCCCAATATCCGGGCTGTTTTCCACGAAATCCTGCTTTGTTGGTACGCCCCAACGGAC